TCACTCACTCAAGGCATGGGGCAAGCGACTAGGCAACGACAAGATGGACTTCGATACTGAAGACTTTGACGGTGGCTTAACTGATGAGATGATTGAGTATTGTAAACGTGACGTAGAAGTACTGGCTCAGTTGCATGGCTTCCTTGAGACACAGTTCAAGCAGTGGGATAACTCTAAGCAACCACTCGAACTGGAACACAGGGTAGCTATGTACATGGCACAGCAGGAGAGCAATGGCTTCATGCTTAACCAACGCCTATGTTCTGAACTGTTAGCTGAGATGCGCCAACGTATGCTTGATATAACCATTGAACTACAGGAAGTCTTTCCTCCTCTTGTCCACGAACGATGGTCAGAGAAGACAGGTAAGCGCCTGAAGGATAAGGTTGAAGAGTTTAACGTAGGCTCACGTAAGCAAATAGCTTCACGACTACAATCATTAGGTGTTGAGTTTAAGAAGAAGACAGAGAAGGGGAACATCATCGTTGATGAATCCGTACTGAAAGGAATCAACCGACCTGAAGCACAACTCATTGCTGAGTACCTGATGCTACAGAAGCGTGTTGGTATGCTTGATAGTTGGATGGATCACTGCAAGGATGATGGACGTGTACACGGACGCGTCATAAGCAACGGTGCTGTGACAGGACGTATGACACATCAGAGCCCCAACATGGGACAAATCACTAGTGTTAAATCAGAGTATGGCAAGGAGAGTAGACAGTGTTGGGTTGTACCTGAAGGCTATAAGCTAGTTGGTACTGACCTGTCAGGCATTGAGCTACGCTGCCTTGCCCACTACATGAGAGATGAGAAGTATACCAATGAACTACTTGAAGGTGATATACATACGGCTAACCAGCAAGCTGCTGGTCTGGAAACTAGAGATCAAGCTAAGACGTTTATCTACGCACTCCTCTATGGGGCAGGACCTGCCAAAATCGGGGCAATTGTTGGTGGATCAGCTAACCAAGGGAAGGTTCTTATAGATAAGTTTATGCGTAACATGCCATCGATACGTAAGCTGATGGAGAAGGTGAAGAAGTTTGCAGCAAAGGGCTATGTCCCTGCATTGGACGGCAGACGCATCATCATCCGTTCTGATCATGCAGCATTGAACAGTCTGCTACAGTCAGCCGGAGCTGTCATTGCTAAGCAGTGGTGTGTCGAGGCGCACAAGCTACTGAAGAAGAACAAGATAGAATATAAACAAGTGGCCTTCGTTCACGATGAGATTCAGCTAGAGGTTAGAGAAGACCAAGCTGAGCGGGCTGCACAACTTATGGTTCAGGCTGCTGCTCTTGCAGGTAAGGCTTTGAACTTCCGTGTACCAGTAGACGCTGAAGCAAAGATCGGTAACAACTGGTATGAAACGCACTAAAAATAATACTTGACAAGCACTGTAACTATACAGTACTATTTAGCTGTACCTAATCAAAGGAGAATACAAATGAAAAAATTCCAAGACGTAGAACTTTACTGGGCATCAGTTCACACTCCGAACTCAATGTCTAACAAATACCAAGTCAACCTAACCAACCTGTCGCCTGAGCGCATCCAGTGGTTTGAAGACAATGGTTTGGAAGTTCGTACAAAAGAAAACCAACCAGAGATGGGAACTTACTACACTGCTAAGTCTAACTACCCAATCGTTGTACTAGACGAAGACGGTGATTTGACTGAGGAAGAAGTAGGTAATGGTTCACGTGCTGACATCTTGTTCACTCTATACGAAGGCAAGAATAAGTTCGGACCATACAAAGGGTTGAGCATTAAGAAAATCAAACTCACTGAGCACGTTCGTTACGACAAGGATGAACTTGCTGAAGATGATGTAGAAGAAGTTCTATAATGCAGATTGCTCTGATAGACGGGGACATGCTCTGCTATCGCATTGGCTTCGCTTGCGACAATGAAGACGTAAGCGTTGCCACTAAGACGATGGACAAGTTTATGGACGACCTTATACTCAAGCTGCCTGTGACAGAATGGGAAGTCTTTCTTACTGGGAAAGGTAATTTCCGAAATGACTACGCAGTAACAGTTCCGTATAAAGGCAACCGTGCTAAACTTAAAAAGCCTGTTCACCTGCAAGCACTGCGAACCCACCTAGTTGAGGAATGGGCAGCAGACATGGCAGAGGGACAGGAAGCAGACGACTCCATCTCTATCAGAGCAACAACGCTAGGTGATGATAGTATTATAGTGAGCCTTGACAAAGACTTTGATCAGGTACAAGGTTGGCACTATAACTTTGTTAAGGATGACTTATACTACGTCACTGCTGAAGAGGGGTTGCTCAATTTCTACATGCAATTCTTAACTGGTGATCGCATAGATAACATTGTCGGTGTCAAAGGCATCGGCCCTGTGAAAGCAAATAAACTTTTAACCTTAGCAGAGGGGGACGAAGAACAAATGTTTTCAATCTGTGTCGAGCACCTTGGTTATGATAGAGCAGTAGAGAATGGGCGACTCCTCTACCTTAGACGACAGGAGAATGAACTATGGAACCCACCAACGAAGGCAACATCTTCAAGTACAGCTTCTTCTACGAACACGACAACGGAGATGACACCACCGTGTACAAAGCAAGAAGCATGTTCTTAGATGATGTGTTGAAAGACTTCTGTGCATTCCTTCATGATGATCGTGTTGGCTTTGTAAACTCAATTACATTCACCATCCATGGTGGAGAGAATGGAGATGTTACATTCACATGCAAGCCCCAAAGCGTGGAGTAAAATGTAGAGCAGGAGATACTTGGACAGAGTCTAGGTATTTTCAGTTCATACGTACAGCATTACGTGGAGCGTTCTCTCGCTACCCTGTCAAGTATCAAGTCTTGCAGGAAGCAAAGAGGATAGTTAGTGGTCAGCGTCATAAGTACGAACACCAATGCGCCTCATGTAAAGACTGGTTCAAAGCGAAGGAAGTTCAAGTAGATCACATCAAACCGGCAGGGTCACTGAAGTGCTACGATGATCTTCCTTCTTTTGTATCTAATCTGTTCTGTGAAGCAGACAACCTTCAAGTGCTATGCAAGCCTTGTCATAAGGCTAAGACAGCAGAGGAGCGTAAGAAGAAATGATAAGGTTTTCCTTTGTGTACCAAAACAGTCCGTGTGTTGAGCTTCTAATCTCTCATGGTACTTATACAAACCCTGAAGACAAGTATGTCGCTGAGTTCGCTGACTTTGAAGATGCCGCTAAGTTTTGCGTAGGCTACATTAAGATGGTGGAAAGCAGTGATGAGTAAGCACATGGTAATTCCTGATACTCAGGTTAAACCTAACGGCAGTGTAGATCACCTGCGATGGGCAGGAGAGTATGCTGCTGAGAAGAAACCTGATGTAATCATCCACCTTGGTGATCATTGGGACATGCCTTCTCTGTCTGTCTACGATGTAGGCAAGAAGAGCTTTGAGGGTAGACGTTATGCTGATGATATACAGGCAGGACTGAAAGGGATGGCAGCATTCCTAGCTCCTATCCGTGCTGAGCAGCAGCGACTACGTGTTAACAAGAAGAAGCGTTGGACACCACGTCTTGTGTTTATCATCGGCAATCATGAACAGCGTATTGAACGTGCTATTGAATCTGATGCTAAACTAGAAGGACTGATTGGGTACAAAGACTTACAGCTAGACAAGCTAGGTTGGGAGACATATGACTTTCTTGCACCTGTGGTTATTGATGGGATTTGTTATAGCCATTACTTTACTAGTGGAGTTATGGGCAGACCCGTAAGCAGCGCCAAGCTAATGATTCAGAAGAAGATGATGTCCTGTGTCATGGGTCATGTTCAAGACAGAGAGATAGCATACGCACGTAAAGCAGATGGTAGTCATGTCACTGGATTGTTTGCAGGTATCTTCTACGTACATGATGAAGACTACCTAACCCCACAAACTAACGGCAGTTGGTCAGGCATCTGGATGTTCCATGATGTTAATGACGGTGCATTCCATGAACAACCAATCAGCATAGAATCCTTACGGAGGAAGTATGGCTAAGTATCCCTATTCAGAAACATACGTAGAGAAGGACGCATTTGAAGACATCGTGGATGATCCTGCATTCTTCCCTGACTACACGCAGATAGGCGGTGATCACTATCAGAAAGACATTCAGCCATGGGAATACATGGAAGCTATCATGACTGAGGAACAGTTCACTGGCTACCTATGGGGCAACATCATCAAGTACATGTCACGTTGGCAGGAGAAGGGAGGCAAGCAAGACTTAGAGAAGGCGCACCATTACCTTGCTAAGATGCTTGATCACGTATGACATTCTTAGAACTTTGTGATAGATTAAAACAATTAGATGAAGTGCTTCTATTGGAAGTTCTTGAAATTAACAGCGGTCAAATCGTAGACCGTTTCCAAGATGTAGTTGAAGACAAACGTGACTACCTTGAGGAAGACTTAGAATTAGACGATGTATTCAGTGACGATGCTGATTACGAACTAGGAACGGACGATGAGCTATAACATGGAACATTTGGTATTGGGTTGGGCAAAGGACCGTGGCATTCTTGCAGCAGGTACAATCTCAGGACAGCTTGATAAGTTGGCTGAGGAACATAACGAACTGATTGACGCTATTGCTGCTGATAACAAGGAAGAGATTGCTGACGCTATCGGTGACATGCAGGTGGTCCTCATCATCCTCGCTGAGTTGATGGGTATGTCAGCCTACGAAAGCCTATGCAAGGCATACGGTGTTATTGCTCAGCGCAGTGGCAAGATGGTAGATGGTGTATTCGTTAAGGATGAATAATAATGCTAACTAAATTAAAAGACTACATGTTTGCTAAGGTTGAAACAACTAGGTTTGATATGTGGCTCTATCATTCTGTGGTGTACTTAGGTGCTATTGCGATTGCACTTAAATACCTACTTGAACCATGATGAATAACTCACGATGCACTAAGTGTGGATATGTAGGGTCTATGATCCTGCTGTCCTCCATCGATAAGCGGATGTGTCCTGACTGTAAACACTATAACAAGTGGACACTCAAACCAAAACAGAAGTCAGTATTAATAGAGGGTAAG